TGTGAAAAGAAAGATTAGGTGATAATTACAGAGAGGTAGAAAATTATGGCTTCCTATGGAGTTGCCCTCCCGTTACAACTAGATTCAGCAGACGGATTTACGATGATTAAAAGCATCGGTAGTTTGGCTAGACAAAATTTAAAAATGCTTATATTGACCATTCCGGGCGAACGCGTGATGGAGCCCAACTTTGGAGTTGGTCTTCCTATGTATCTTTTTGAGAATTATGGTCAGAATACAATGTCGCAAATAGATAGCAAGATTAGAGAACAAGTGGGAATCTATATGCCGGCAATTGAAATTAATAATATTGATTTTGGCATTATCGATCCAGATAGTAACTATTTGGGCATTGCAATAGAATATTCTATTCCAAACATAGGAATAACAGATTTATTAGAATTAACTACTTAAAAATGAGGATTTTTTAATGGCAAGTGATCAGAATAAGATAGTATCAATAGATTATACTCATCGCGAATTTAGTACAATTCGTGAAGATTTAATGGAATTAGCCGAAAGGCTCTACCCAGACTCATTTCAAGATTGGAGTGAAGCGTCTTTTGGGGCTTTAATGATAGATGCAGTCGCATATGTAGGAGACCAATTATCATTTTATCTAGATTACAATGTTAACGAAACCTTTATGGATACAGCGTATCAATATGACAATATTGTGCGGCATGGTAGAATTCTTGGATATAAAAATGAAGGAGTGGCGTCTACATACGGTACTGTTAGTATGTATGTATTGGTTCCGGCCTCTAGTGCTGCCTTGGGACCAGATACAAATTATATTCCGCTTGTTAAAAAAGGCACACGATTTACATCCGAAACTGGATTGAATTTTGTATTAACAGAAAATGTTGACTTTTCAGATTCTAGTAATCTCACTGTTGTGGCGGCGGTTGATTCCACAACTGGTTCTCCTACATATTATGCGATCAAGACAATTGGAACTGTAGTTTCTGGATATTTTTCTGAAGAGGCAGTAGCCGTTGGGGCGTATGAAAGGTTTTTAAATATAGCACTTTCGGCAAATAATATAGCAGAGATAATAACCGTCTTTGATTCACAAGGAAATGAATATTTTGAAGTAGATTATCTTGCTCAAGATATGGTACTGAAGGAGATTGGCAATACCAATTATAAAGATGACAATGTTCCCTCCCTTTTAAAGCCCTATCTGGTGTCTAGAAAATTTGTTGTTGAAAGGGACTCTACCGGCACTTATTTACAATTTGGTAGCGGGAAGGAAGGAGAATCAGATGTTGTGGCCGATCCACAATCAGTGGCAATAGATACTTATGGAAAAGCTTATGTGACAGATATAACGTTCGATCCTACTAGATTATCAAAAAGTGAAAGCTTGGGCGTCGTACCATCGAACACAACTTTAACAGTTACTTATAGATTGACAAATGGTGGAAGCTCGAATGTATCCACCGGTGCCCTGAACTCGGTTTCAGAGGCATTGATGAATTTTAGCGATCCAGTCAGCTTGGTTGAATCGACAATGCAAGACGTTGTTAATTCTTTGGAGGTGACCAATGAAGAGCCAGTTATCGGGGAAGTCACTATACCAAACTCAGACGAACTTAAAAGAATGATCTTTGATACGTTTCCTACGCAAAATAGAGCAGTAACACAGGCAGATTATGAAAGTATCACATATAGAATGCCTAAAAAGTTTGGCTCCTTGAAGCGGTGTTCCATGCAAAAAGATCCAAATTCGCAAAAAAGAAATTTGAATCTATATGTTGTTTCAGAAGACAACTCGGGCAAACTAACAGCAACAAACAGCACCATTAAGGACAATTTAAAAACTTGGCTAAACCAGTATAGAATGCTTAATGATACAGTAGATATCTTAGATGCTTATATATTGAATTTTGGTATAGATTTCATTATAAAAGCGGCGACTAATGCGGACAAATACACTTTGTTAGATGATGCTGTTGCCGCATTGGCTACTTTATATGAAAATTCCCTTTATATTGGAGAGCCATTTTATATCAGTGATATATATACGGAGTTGAAAAATATATCGGGCATTTTAGATGTCACAAAAGTAACAGTAACATCTAAAACCGGCGGAAACTATTCGAACGCAAATATAGTCATTAATGATAATTTGTCTCCTGACGGGAGTTATGTAATAGTACCAGCCAACGCGTTGGTGGAAATTAAATATCCGACAACGGATATCAGAGGAAAAGTTATTTAATGGCCATTAAAAGATATACAGCATCAGCTGACAACACTATAGTTAATGCCTACGAGCCAAACTTGAGGACTCGTGGTACCGGAGCAAATGCCGGCCAAGCAGACATATTAGAAACGTTTTCAATCTACGGACGAGTAACAACAAGCTCGCAAGAGCTTTCCAGAATACTTATCAAGTTTCCCGTCACAGATATTTCCACAGATAGAACCAATGGGGTTGTTCCAGCCAGCGGAAGCGTTAGTTTCTACTTGCGAATGCATAACGCAGAGCACTCCAAGACAGTTCCAAGAGATTATACGATATCTGTATACACAGTTTCCCAGTCATGGCAAGAAGGAGTTGGGTTAGACTTGGAGGGATACGAAGATTTAACAATAGATAACGAAGGTTCTAACTGGATGAGCGCGTCCAATACCGCTTATTGGAAGGATATCAACAATACTGTATTGGCAGGAGGCTCTTACATCACAGGCGCCGAGCCTAATGGTCTTGGGGATAATGCCGACACTGATCAAGCAATCTTTATTTTTAATCAGACTCTTTCAACAGGGATAGAAGATCTTGAACTTGATGTAACTCCCGTCGTGGAACAATGGATAGCTGGTACATATTCAAACTATGGATTCGGAGTACATTTATCTGCTAGTTATGAAGCAGATATTTCTGGAACAGCAGACACTGTTACAAGTCGTAAGCCCGGGCAATTGGCGCTTGACGATGATGATACGACTCAGAGCGTCATCTATAACCCTAGTGGCTCAAGCAAGTCATATTTTACCAAGAGATTTTTCAGTAGAGGGACAGAGTATTTCTTCAAGCGCCCGGTGATTGAAGCGCGGTGGAACGACGCAATAAAAGATGATCGTGGAAATTTCTTTTACAGTAGTTCATTGGCAACCAATGAATATAATTTAAACACCATTTACTTTTATAATTATGTCCGCGGACAGCTTTCTGATATCCCTGCTTTGGGCGCAGATAAGCGCATATATGTAAGTCTTTATTCTGGTTCTGTTGGGGGATTTTATAGCGATCAAGGCGGCGGAGATGGCGATGATGTGCCACCATCAAACTATCCCGTATCTGGAACAACATCAGATAATACCGGAAGTATTCAAATTTTGTCTCTTGATGGTGCAGGGCATGTTAATGGTCCGAATTCTGCAGTGGTGGGCAATCTGTTGTCTGTAACAGGCGGCATTGTTTCAACAGGAATCTACAGCGCTTCTTTTGCCTTTACCGGTTCAGAAAAATTAAATACAATATATGATGTATGGTTCACTGGCAGTGATACGGTCACTAGCGCCAACGACGCTATAACTCAATATTTTACTGGCGCCATCAAGCCCACAACACTTAGGGCCGAGAATAGAGCGCACCGCCCAACTCATCACCTGAACATCACAAACCTACGTGGCAAATATCGTGCGAATGAAACTGCGAGATTTAATTTATATGTTAGGAATAGATTCTGGGATCCAACAGTTTACACAGTGGCTAATTCTACAGCTCCCTCAACTAACATTGTTAGCGCGTCTTACAGTGTTTATAGAATAATAGACGCCTATACTGCTATTCCTTATGGAACTGGTAGTGACAAACACACCGTGCTTTCTTATGATGTTTCTGGAAATTATTTTGACTTTGACATGAGTTTGTTAGAGCCGGGTTATGCATACGGTCTTAAATTCTCCTTTTATGATAATGCCCTTAGTTCTTGGGTTCAGCAGCCCGATACATTCAAATTCAGAGTAGAAGACTATGAGTATTAAAGATCTTTTTGAATCTGTTGATGCATCGCGTAATTATCTTTCCTCAACGGACACGAAAACACTTTACAAAGATGTGGAATCGTCAGGAAATGTCGCCGCGATTTCTACAAAGCAACAGAGATTCGTCCCGCAAATAGATTATACGCAGCCTGAAAATTTTGCCAAGTACGGCTCTGCACAGATATATTATGATTCTGCGATAAATAGAGTTCTTGACTATTATCCGTATGATGGCTCGGGAAAAGAAGTCACAGAGTACCACAACAAGTCATTAGACATTGAAGAGTATGTGTTTGACAATCTTTATCCGCGTACGAATGGCTATGCGCGGTTTAGCGCTGATGGTTGGGGCTCTAAAATTTCAGTGTCAGCTAAATATGGCTTACCGAGTAATCAAGAATATATTGAGTTTACAGGTGGACCACACACTATTGGGGTTGTGGGAGAGTATAGTTCTTCTATCGGAATTTCTGGGTCCGCTTCAGGAAGCACAATAGCAAGTCTGTTTCCAGACGACAGCACTTCAAGAAGAGCGTATTCTAACGTTTATGACGCGAATATTTATACGAATGCCGGGCTTGAATCAAATTACGGTACCGGCTCCCGAGAATCTAACTTAGAATGTAATTTTGACAAAGGTGTTACAATTGAGTTTTGGCTTAAGAAAAATGGCTTCGACACAGACAAAACAACTAAAGAAGTTATTTTTGATATTTGGAATGGCGAAGCGGTTGATGAGCACGACTACGGACGCGTTTTGCTTAGCATACAACAGGATAGTAGTCCTCCATTTATTTTGACCGTTCAGAGTGGATCGACTCACATTCGTGAAAAAACACTCGGAAGCAGCCAGGTTACAGCCGACACATTAACAGACGGCTCTTGGAAACACTATGCCGTTACTATGCAGAATTCTGGTAGTAGTTTTGTTACGAAATTATATATAACGGGTACTCTGGATAATACTGTTACCACCAGTTCAAAGACATTCGGCATATTACCATCGAAAACAAGCGCCGGCGCGATGGGCGGCCGAATTGGCGCGCTTATTGCAGCTGCCCCGGGTCTCGGCAGTACCGCAGCCGGCGCCGGCAAACTAAGCGCTTCTTTGGATGAGCTTCGTTTTTGGAAAGCTGCTCGTACATCCGACGAGATAGGCAAAAACTGGTTTACGCACGTAAGGGGTGGTACAAACACAGATATTTCCAACACGACCCTTGGGTTATATTACAAGTTTAACGAGGGTATAACAGGTACAGGAAGCCTGGATAACAGTGTTTTGGATTATAGTGGTAGGTTGTCTAATGGCAACTGGGTCGGCTATGGCTCAACGGCAAACGCCACCCCTGCGTCGACTCATGGCACTTATGGAAGAATGACTGGTTCTGCGATTGTGGAATCAACAGCTTCTGCTACAGAATTTAAAGACCCTATTATAAGGAGCGCACATCCGGACGTCATAACTCTTAAAAACGATTTATTGGAGACGGGCGCCGCCCATGATTATGGCAACAATTCTGCTTTTAAGAGTCTGATCCCAAGTTGGGTTGTTGAAGCTCAGGAAAGCTCTACTGGTGTTGATTTCGTTTATCCTCAAGATAACAACATCGAGAAAGTATCGCATGTTATAGGCGCTTATTTTGACAAGTTGAGGCTGCAGATAAAAGCGCTTCCCACTTTTAAACACTTGAACTATACAAGTGCGTCTCACACCCCTCTTCCGTTTGCTCAACACTTGCCACAATCTCTTGGCTTGTATATGCCAGAATTATTTATTGATTCGACTGTATTAGAAAAATTCGCAAATAGAAACCCTACGATGTTATTTGAGGGAGATCTTACCGAAACAAAGAATTTGATTTATTTGAATCTTTACAACAACTTGGTAGACATTTATAAGAGCAAGGGAACAGAAAAATCAATTAGAAACGTATTTCGTTGTTTTTATCTCGATGATAAATTAATGAGATTAAACGTTTATTCTAATAATGAGATATACGAACTCAAGGATAATCTTAGACAGACACTAATCAATAAAAAAGTACTCAACTTTAATACCGCTAGTAATGTGGGCGCGGTTGTTTATCAAGCGTCGGATACCACTAATAGTGAAACTCGTGGCTATATTTCCGGAAGCCAAGGCGCTGGATTGCTGGCTGACGCCGGCGAAGCAGGGGGCGACATTGTTCGTGGCTATGAGTTTCCTTATGGGTTTACAACCGAGGCAGACATCATATTTCCACATTATTTGGATGCTTCTGAAACACTTGATAGAGGGTTTACAGAAGTTTCGCTATTTGGAATGCATTCTGCTTCAACTGATGATGGAGGCGGCCGACCAGTTAACGACACAACATGGTATGAAAACGATCTTGTTAGTTTTCAAGTGTACGCGATTAGACAAAAGCCTGGATCCAAAAACGTATATTTCAAATTAACGTCCTCATTGACGCCAATTTCATCTACTGGGGACAATTCAACAACTTATGCCTTTTCGCCGGCGTCAACTCCAACCACGGCTCCGTTTGAGGGGTTGACTAGTAGTCTCTTTTACGATGTGTACGATGATGCCCGGTGGAATATTTCAGTAAGATTGAAGCCAACTAACTTTGGTGTTACTAACATGGTCAGCGGAGCCATGAATAATGATTATAAGTATGATTTGGTGTTCCAAGGTTTGAACTCAAGTCTTGGAACTATTCAACATAGTTTTGTTTTAACTGCTTCTGTTTCGCAAACCGCTGGTCATAATTTCTTAAAATCTGCAAAAAGATTGTATGTGGGCGCGCGCAAACATAATATTACTGGTGCTGTTTCGGCTTCATCTGACGTATTGTTTGTTGGTGCAAAATATTGGGCAAAATATCTAGATGATACAAGTTTATATCATCACGCTTACGACTTAGATAACTCTGGAATTTCTGGATCTTGGCGTGGTATTTCTCCTCTTGATCCAAATTTGGTTTCTCCGCCAGATGGACCAGCGTGGACTGCTGGTAAGGGGGGTTCTAGCGGTAGTGTTCTTAATTCAAATATGCTGGCGTTGGATTGGAGATTTAATAATGTTAGTAGTTCTGGCATTGCCGGCGGATTTCTTGTTACTGATCAAAGTTCTGGGTCTTTCCACCGAACAGCTAGTTATGGTTGGGTTGGGGAACTGGCCGGATATCAACACACAGGCACCGGTTCATTTTTCTCTGCGTCGTCTCAAAATGTCATAATAAGTCAATCGATTAACTCATTTCAGTTTGTCAATCCGGAATATGCTGTTTCATCCGATATGATTAAAATTCCGTCAGCTGATGACAAGTATTTTGGTATCTTCGAAACGCCACCAAACTATCGCTATACTTTGGAGAAAAGCATGTATAATGCCATTTCTGAAGAAATGCTTGATTTCTTTGCGGGCGTTATTGATTTTCACAATGTCATTGGAGAGCCAATCAATAGATATCGGGGCAGATACAAAAAGCTTGAAAAGTTGCGAGAGATTTTCTTTCAAAGGGTAACAGAAATTAAAGATGTAGAAAGATTTATTGATTATTACAAGTGGTTTGATGATGCAATTGCTAAAGTAATAGGACAATTGCTGCCCGCGTCAGTTGATTTTGATCCAGACACGTATGACACAATTGAAAGTCACGTATTAGAACGCAATAAATATCGCAGCAAGTTTCCCACAATAAGTATGCGCGATGTTGATCCAGAATCCTCCGCAGCATCGAGCTTCGGCTCTTGGGAAACTACAGAGCCGGCCTCTCCACGTAAAACAGATAGGGCTGCAGATTTCTGGAAATGCCAAGCAGATAGATCTTCTTCCGAGATTACTTCTAACAATACCACAGTTGACACTCAACGAAATAAAATTCGTGACGTCGTCTGTTCGGAGCCGACTTCTCCCTTAACACTACCAAGTTTTAGCGATGCGACGGGGAGCATATATACTTTGCCGTCAACCACCAGAAGAAGCAGCTTTGCAAAGATTTCCGGCAAAGTTGGCTCTCGACGTGCTAGCGCTCCTAGTAAAGTTCATGGTGGTGTGAATTTTGAAGAAAGCAAAAACATACACTTCACTTATAACGCTTTAAGCCCTGCAGGCCCCATCAATCAAGATAGAGGAGTTTTCGTTCCTAAGAATGTTTTATATGCCGATATAGACGATATAGTTCCCTTGGATGAAATTACAGCGAATATAAAGATCTTTCCTTCGACTAGAAAACTTAAGAGGGTTTTCTCCAAAGTTCAACACGGTCGCGATTGGGAAGATGGCTCCGGATATTCTAACACTAAATCTACGCTTTCTTTCCCCTTCAATATTATGAGTTCTTCGGTGGTTAGTGGATATAGTAAAATCGTGTCGGAAAGAGTGTCGGCAAGTTTAGATATCGTTAACTTGCATAACGATGCATATGGCGACGACATGGAAATCCCAATGCAGGGAACATTTACTAATTGGGCAGTTGGCGGACATCAGTCGCGACATATTTCATTGAATACGGGCTCCACTTTAGATTCAGATTTGACGCGAGCTGAAGCATGGAGACTACTATTGGGTAAGTGCCCCAACTCGTCTGGTGCCATAGGCATGGTGGGTCCTGATTACCCTTGGCCAACAGCCAACGATAAAGATGCAACACCATATCCAGTGACAGCTTCGCAAAAAGCAGTTTATTATCGCGATTTTATTGCCAAGAGGCCGGTCAATATTAAAAACATAATGCAAACTACTGCCTCGGTACTGGGCAACTACAGTCACAATTTTGAAGTTGTAAGCACTGTAGGCGCGTACTCAAACCCCAGAAGGTTTATTGATCAACCGCCGACACTACCAACAGCAGTCGTTAATATAAACGAAGGAACTGTGTCCGGTGGCGCGAACGTTATTAGCTTTTTGCCAACATTGCGCCGGGATGATGACTCACACTTTGACTTTGGGCTTACATACGCGCCGGTACAATTTACGGGCTCCAATAACAAATCTGTAATCGTAGGTCGCTTCGGAGCCCCCGGCGGCCCAGAAACAATGGCGAGAGGATTTCAAGATATTCGCGGAGCCGAATATTCAGTGTACAACTCGCTTTCACATCGAAACCTTATGGTCACCAGACCTTATCAAAACTCAGGATCTACTTCGGAATCTACCGGCTCTGGGATCCCCGGAATCCGAGCATCTGATCATTTAGACAAAGATTATGGGCTGCGCGTGTTGTTGTCTCGTCGCTCTGCAAGGTTTGGCCGCGATTCAAGATTTGAAACAAACGCCCCGGGCGAGACTTATACACAATTGCCGAATTTCCACAAAGTTCATCG